TCACTACATACAGTTATCATTGGAATTGCTCCCATAGATTTCCATGTTGCAGCCCAAGTGATCTTTTCCACCTGTTCCTGCTCTTTCTTAGTTATTTTTCCATCGAAAGAACATTTAATTAAAAGTCTTAAAGCACTAATTATACCACCGATAAAAGCTCCGATAAGTGCAGTAGCGATAAGTATAATCATTCTATAAGGAATTAAAGGTAAATTCATAATGCCTCCATTATTCGTTTTCTAAAAGTTTCATTGATAGAGCAATGACACCACCTGTACACCCTGTAGTAACTTCTATATGACCGAAATAAAGTCCTGCTCCACCAAGAATGGACAGTAATATTAAGGCTATAAAAATTTGAGGTTTAAAAGGTGACATCTTTGATCTCTTTCCTGCGTTTCTTTTATTCATTTGTTGTTAATGAATCTATTGTTATTCCGTTAACTATACTATTAAGTACTTCTCGGTATCCTATTATTGCTAATATAGTTGTCCCTGCTACTGCTGTAGCTAATAACGATGCTTTCCATTTTTTCATAGTACTCCTTCCCACATACAATTACACTCTTCATTTATATTATACTCTATACAATCTAATTCACATTCCCACATGCAATGATCTATGTGGCAACCACTCTCATCAAACTCTGAAAGAGCCATATAGTCCTCTGTAACCGACCACATCTTTAATTCCATTCAAAACTTGATGTCTCCGGATTGTATTTAGGGGCTATAGGGGCAGCTAGACCGGCTAATATTCCTGCAGCCCATCCAAGATTTCCTATACCTGCCTTCTTAGATTTTTTCTTTCTTTTAAATCTTTTTTCAAAATCTAAAAAGGTTTTAGTGATTGAGATTGTCTTAGTCTTCTGTCTAGATTTATTTTTATCGCTTGTTTTAAATGTTGGAGCATCTTCATCATGCCTATCTCCAAGCATTTCACCTGCTTGATTTACAATTCCGGGTTTATAAGATACTATATTTTTCCCATCTTTGCTTTGTTTTCCATGTATTACAGTTGCATATCTTAATGTTTCAGGGGCTAATTCATTAGGGAACTTCATTCTATCTAATAAATTATTATGTTCTTCTATTCTTCCCCCTGTATTATGTAGAGTAGTAAACGATTCTTTAGCTGTTAAAGGGTCTTTAGCCTTGTTTATAATAGTATCATTATAATTTACAAAGGTAGTTAAGAAATCTATTTCAGTATCTGATTTAAAGAATAATTCTTTTTTAATTTTAAGGTCAGGCATCTTTATTTTTAATTCTTCTTTCCCTTCCTCTTCTTCTTCGGCTTTTAATAAGTCGAAAGAAGCTGATTGATTAACACCCTTCTCACATACAGTTACTTCAGCTAGTTCCATATCATCTACTCTCATATATGGTACTAACCCTTTCTGTACATTTTCTACTTTAGTAGCACTTCCAGCGATTGAATAGCTCTTTAGTTTCCCTTCATTCACTTGTTCCATGACTCTCTTAGCAATTCGAGTATCATCTCTTATTTCGCAGACAAAGAACAAGCCTTTATCATCTACACCACTTTTAAATATCTGTCCACCTTTACTTATATAAGCTGGTAAACACCATCCTACTTGAACATCCGAGTGTAAAACCATTGCATTTCTAGTTCTAAAACTCTTCATATAGTTTCCAAAAGCCTTTTTTAAAGCTCTAGAAGTAATCATATGACCTTCTCTATCTATTAATTCTACAGAAGCCGGCCCTCCAACTACCATTGGTTCTATATCTTTAAAAGGTTTTGCAGCTTCTGTATACTCAGGGCTGTCAGGAAAAGCTCTTGATAAGGTTAATATCTCAGCTTTTGAAGCTATCCCTGCTTTATATAACTTTTTATACTCTTCTAAAGCATCCCCAATTTCATCCATTGTAGTTCTTCCATCAGTTGCTTTCTCTAATGGAAGAATTTCAGCATCATCTTCTACGAATTGGTATAAAGCTTTAGACCAAGTATCTTTATCTATTTCAGTTGTCATAAATTAGTCCTTTATCCACTAGCTATAAATAGTTCTACGTCTATAGCATTACTACCGGGGTCTACTTCAATACTAGATAAATCTGTCATTGTTCCGAAACTTGGGTCTGTATCAGCTTCGGCTAACATTAAAGTATCAGGACTTCCTAATACATGGCTTTCTCCTGCTCCAAGTTCTACCATATAGTTTGTTGCTGCTCCTATTACCCCTAATTCTAATGCATTAGTATCATCTTTATTTGTTATTCTGATATATTTAACATCTTCCACATCCAATGCCCCTGCTGCTCCATATACATTAGAATTAAAAGAAGCAATAACTGTAACATTACTTGCAGGGCAAGTTACTATTCTTTTAAATACTTCGTTAACACTAGATATAGTTAAGCTGTTTGACGAGCCTTGATCGTAACCATTTAAGGTTACTGCTTCAGTAATTGTTACTGTTAATGTCGCTGCTGAAATTGTTGAAGCCATAAATTATTCTCCTTATTATCCTGAATGAATTCCCCAAATAACTCCACTAACTGTAGGAGTACTTTGGGCTGCTATGACCGAAACTTTATTCCTAAAGTCTAATGGCCAATTTGAATAAAACTCATTGGGGCCTGCGTTTGCAGAAGCACCGGGAATTGCTATTCCTGTTGATGTTGTAGCTGTCTGATCAAAAGCTACATATACTATATCGGCTGCTGTAGTAGATTCATTTCTAATAAAAATTCCTCTTATTACTTCCAAACCAGCTCTTCTTCTTGATTTAGTTGTTTCAGCTGCTCCTTCCCATTCATAATTAAGTCCTTGAGCTCCATCAACATAGTCAACTACGTTTCCATCTGCTCTTTGTTCGACATGAATTTTATCTGTATACCAATTTATATTATGTTGGGTCTGTGATAAAACAGCTATTCTGTAGGCTGCTGGATCACTTGTTTTAGGTAGCTTATAAACTACCGATATTTTAACGAAACCTGTAGTTAAGCTATGTGTATCTGATGTAGCTAACGCAGTTCCACTTGAATCTTGTATTTGTATGTGTACAGTTCCACTTGCAGAAGCCCCTCTGACTTCACAAGTAGCCATTAAAAAAGATTCTCCTTGATTATAATTAGCTGCTAAAGTATCTGATGTCCAATAGAAGCCTTCTCCTGCTGCTGAGTTTGCAGGATTAACTAGTAAGGAAGCTGCTCCTGAAGACGCTTGTCCTGTGTCTCTTGAAATAGCAGAACCTGTAGCAGTATACATACTGATAGTTGAGTCTTCAATTCTTGGGTTAGTTACCAAATTTACAGAAGGTATTCCTCTGTCTACAGTTAGAAGAGTTGAAGCAGTTGTGGAAGTTGCTGCTCTAAAGGGATAATATTTTGTGAAAGCATGTACACTAGTTCTAGTACTTGGGTCTCTTTCCCAACCATGCCATCCCTCTGAAAAATTAAATTCGGACATTTGATCTCCTCATATATATAAATATGTACTGTTTGAACCATCAAAATTAATTGATGATTCAATACAATACGTTAAATTAATTATTAATGACCTAGTATAAAAGCTCTTATGCTAGTCTGTAATGACAAGTTTCCTGTTGCTTGTACTTCAGCTGATTCTGATCTATCACTTACTACTGTAGATGTATGAACGGATACATCAGCGTTACTTGGTGTTACCAAGAGCCACCTATCATAAGTGTTAGAAGCATCGTCATCGAAGTAAACAGCTACTCCATTAGATGAAGCAGAGTCGTCATTAAACAAAGTTAAATAAGAACCATCACTCAAAGGAACATATAAGTCAGTTTCTGTAGTGTCGTTATCGACTAAGAACTTAGCTCCTGATAAATCAGAATCCCCATCCTCATCTACATAGACTTGAAGTCCATTAGTAGCAGCTGCGTTATCATCCCACATAGTACCTGTAGCACTATTGGAAGACGTACCTGTAAAGTAAACAGTAGCATTATTAGCTGTAACTGATTCTAAATGGGCTATTTTTCTATCAGCATCTGTTCCTACTGTATCAATATGAGCATATACAGCTACTCCATTAGAAGCTGCTGAATCGTCATCTTTTATTTTTACAGGAACAGGAGCTACTCCGTAAGCTTTTACTTTACTATTTGTATAGTCATAAGCAAAACTCATTCCATCAGTAGGTTCTATTTGAGCTAATACAATCTGATCAAATCCAATATCGCTAGCAGTTAGTGATTCACCACCTGTAGGATATGAAGAATCAAATGTAATCTCAATTACCTTATATTTTAAGTCACCTATAACTCCTGATGGATAGTCTACTCCATTAGATGACGTTGTTATTGATAATGCCATTTATTTCCCCCTAATATTTAAGGTTAAATTTTTATTAATAAAAAGATATTTATAAGGGGTAGATCAATTCCACCCCTTATAAAATATGTTTTAGCTGTTTAAGTCAGCAATCTTTGCTTGTACAAAGAAGTTGTGACATCTCATTTCAGCCATAGTGTAAAGAAGACCTCTTACAACCAAAGCATTGGCTGCGAAGTAGTCTCTATTCTCAACATACTGAGTAGGTTGAGCTACAGCTATTTCAAGATAGTCAGTATCCAAAACGTAAACGTTTGAACCTAGAGCAGTATCTGAAGAGTTAATTGACTTCGGAGTATCTGCATCAGGTAATATTGGAATACCTTGATAGGTTGCAAGAACAAGACCTGTTCTAGTACCGGGGAAAGTCTTTTCTGATCCGACACCAACTTGGTATTCTTCTTGTCCCATATACCTCTGTTGAGAGTTTAATAGTCTCTCTAACTTGAAGTACTGATCATGACCCATGATGATTACTTTAGGTTCACCACCATTGGTTCTGATTTTTTGAATAGCAGTATCTAAAAGGTTTAGAGATAAATCTCTTCCTGTACCACTATTGTAAGAAGCACTAGCTGCTGCATTCCATTGCCCAGCTGTTCTTCCTGCGACTGTTAAGTCATAAGCTGAAGGTGAAGCATTTACGCCACCTACTGCCATTCCGTCTTCAG